GATGATATTATAGGACAAATGGGTCATTTTAATGTTGGTGATTATATAGGAGACCCTAGAGATAGATTTACAGGAAATAATTATCCTGATTTAAATAATTTAAGTGAAGAATATTTTAAAAAATATATTAAAAATTATGATTTAGTAGATTTTGTTAGATTAATTAAATTTTTTGATAACTCATTATTTAAAATGATCAAAAACTTTATTCCTACTAGAACAAGTCTAGCATCAGGTTTAGTAATAAAACAACATTTATTAGAAAGAAACAAATACCCACAACCTCAAGTATCATATGATGATAAAATCCAATATACAGGTTCCATAGAAACTGCTTTTATATCTGGAGGTACTGGGGGAGTACTAGATGTATTCAATAGTACAACAACATCACCATCTGGATCTTTAGGTAATGGTCCTAATAATAGATTTGATTTAACTCAAAGTTTTGTAGAAACTTTTTTAAATTTAACAGGTTCATCATCTAAAACAAGTGACTCACAATATGAATTTTATGATGGTGAATTTAGTGGGTCTGTAATATTAGTTACAAATGGAGAATTAAATGCAGGATGTAATGATGTCAAAAACATTTCTACAGTAATTCCTTCTTATGGAATTAGATCTTATGCTTATAATGATTGGTTTATGATGGAAGGTAAGTTTTTAAGTGGTTTAAACAAACCACTTCCAGGATACATACAAACTTTATATGCAGATAATCCATTTACTAACGCACCATTATTTTCACCAACATACGCATCATTACCTCCATTATCACCAATAACAGGAGGATCAGGAGGTGGAGCTGGAAAACCAATCCCAGGTTCTGGAGCTGGCTCTGGATTTTCACCAATCTCAGGAGCAGGCTCAGGTCCTTATGGAGCTGTAGGCATTTTAGAAGTAGCGTTAGGTGGAGGTCCATCTAACTTATATGCAGGTACATTTGAAATATCACATTTTTCAGAAGCTAGTAGTTTTGGGGGAGGTCAAAATACAACAAATCCAGTTGGTCCAATTTCGTTTAATGTTTCTCAAGGAGAGATGGTTACTGTTACTTTTACAATTAATCTACCTAGTAGTGTTACCTCGGATCAATATGATATTTATATGAATTATACTAATATTGGAACTTTAAACAATAATGGGTATATGATAATAAATAATGTTACACCAGCATCTTCAGGTGCAGGTGGTGGTTCAGGTGTAACTCAAAATCCAATTCAAACCGGTGGATTTTCAGTAGGTCCAGCTTATACTACAAATTACAATAGTTCCAACCCAGGAAGTATTACAATTTTTTCAGATACAGTAGTTGAAATTTTAATATGGGGAGGATCTTAAAAATTAAAAATATTTATAATAAAAGTTATTAATGGCAGCTATAAAATATATAAAAATTTCAAAAATTGATGGTAATGGTTTAGATTTAACTTCAACACTTGAATCTTTAACAAAAATAATTTTACCTTTATCAACAGGAAGTCAAATATTTAATGTATTAACTTCTAATGAATATGCAGATTATTTTTTATTTGGGGTACAAGCTCCAAATAATGATGATATACCTACAGTAGATAAAGATTTAGTAGAAGAATATATATTCACAGGTTCAATGGATACATCAGCTTATACAGTCTCTCAAACATATCCTTACAACCCTGTTCGACCTGGTGTTATAATTCCTGTTGCAACTGTTGATGAAGATAATATGAATTTTGCTACTAGTGGTTCTTGGAGAGAGACATTCCAATCTCCATTTGAGCCAGTAAATAATCTTTATTACATTCCTACACTCCCCCAAAAGGATTTAACAGTTAAACTTCAAGGTACTTTAACTACAATAGCCTCTGTTAATCAACCAGTAGTAATACAAGTAAGAGCTTATAGACAAAATCAAGGATCAGTAAATGATAATTTAATAATTGAATATTCAACACAAGATACAGCTACAGGACCTATAAATTTACAAGGAACACTTCAAAAAGAATATTTGCGACCTGGTAGTTTTATAGCTGTTACAATTAATGGTGATGGTGGACAATCAGGTCTTCGTACAGTTCAATTTGGAGCTGGTACTAAATTATTAATAGGTTCAGCTATAGATACACCAAATCCAACATCATTAATAATAGAACCTTTTTTAACTTCAAAATTCAAAAATTCTAATTGTGATGTTTTACAAGGAGAAGTAGAAGGTGAAAGACCAAATCCATTTTTACAAGATGTAGATTACTCAACATCTCAAACAACACCAGTTAATGTTATATCTTTAATTAGTGGTAGTGCCACAAGAGCAACAGTACCAGAATCTTTTTATACACAATTAACATCAATTACACCAAGATATTTAGGAACAAAAAACCAATCAGAGAAAATTAATGTTTGGAATTCTTCATCATTTAACATAGGAAATTATGGTAATACAAGTCCTATAGAAATGGATAGTATTAATATATTTGAATTTGCTTGGGGTGGTGGAACAACTCCTGAAATTTTAGGTTGGGGTGGTATGAAAATGAGTAATATACTTCAAGTTAATACTACCTCATCAGTTAGAGTTATTAACAAAACATCAGGAATAGAAGAAAAACTATATGATGATTATCGTTTTGAAACCATTTCACAACCTAGTATGTTCTCTTATAGAGCTTCATCAGATCCATTAGACCCTGTACCTACTATTAGAACAATTCCTCAAAATAATCCAAGCTTACCTTTATATGTTTGGCAAGTATCACAATCTAGAGGTGAATTTTATACCACTTTAAATAATGTAGTTCCTATAAATACTAAAATACAAATTGGATCATATGGTATAAACCAAGCTGATAATCCAATAATACCTCCATCTACTAAAATAGCAGCATTAGGTTTTGCAGCACCAGGTAAAAGTAGTTATATATTTACATCATCATATGATGATGGTATTGTGACTGGAGATAACCCAACTGCATCTAACCCCTTAGTTAAATTTATATCAGGTTCTTATGGAGTTATTAAATCAAACCAACCACATTTAATGATTTTAAATTGGAATAATGATATAAGTAAAGTAAAGAAAAACCAAGATGGATATTATCAAGCAGGAACTACAACAAAACTCACAACCACAAAAGTTATAAATAATATAAATGCAGGTTTAACAAATGGAGATAGGTGGTTTGTCACTATATACAGAGAATTAAACAGTGCGGGTTCAACAGGTACTTTAGAAGATGCTTTAACAAAAGGTGAAAATTTAGTACCTTTTAATTATGGGTATGATCAAAAAGATGAAAATGGTAATTATCCATATCCTTTAGCTAGTAGAGGAGTATATGAACTTGTAGGCACAGACCCAAGTTTTAATTCAGCTTATGATATGAATCCTGTATTTTTTATACTTCACCCACCAATAAAATTTGGAATAGAATCTGGTTCTTCAGGTCAATCTATTAATCAAATAAATATAGGAGATTCATTATCAACAGAAAATAACCAATATCCAAATTCTCCAACTAATGGTCTTGGAATGTTATTATGGAAAGCTGTTGGTAAGGGTCAATTAACTGGAGAAGACTATGTACTTATACAAGACCCAATAGGGGGAGTAGGTCAGGGATATTTCACAACTGAATTTATAACTGAAGAAATCCAAAATAACATTGAAAAAATAACAAAAGAATTTGGTTCAAACAAAACTTAAAATACAGTTTGGAGTAAAAACAAATAATACATATATTTATAACATATAATTAAACAAAAATGGGATATTTAAATAATCAAGTTGTAACAGTTGATGCTATCTTAACTAAAAAAGGTAGAGAGTTGTTAGCACAAAACAATGGTTCATTCAGAATCACACAATTTTCCTTAGCAGATGATGAAATAGATTATACTTTGTATAATCCAAATAATGCCTCAGGTTCCGCTTTTTATGGAGAAGCCTTAGAAAACATGCCTTTATTAGAGGCGTTTCCAGATGAGAATCAAATAATGAAATACAAATTAGCTACTTTACCAAGAGGTACAGCTGTTTTACCAGTTATAGATTTAGGATTTCCTTCTATATCTTTAGCTCAAGGTTCACCATTAACAATAGAACCATCAACATTAAATTATTTAGGGAATGCTCAGGCCTTTGAAACATCAGGATATTCAGCAACTATAGGAGATGTAAGAACTATGGCTACATTTACAGGAGTAGGAATTCAAAGTCAAGCAGCCACAAATCAAAATACATCCTCAACAACAACATTAGGTACAAATGTATCCTCAACAGTTATAGGAACTCAAATTAATTTAAGAGCTACAACTGTAAATACTTTATTTGGAAGTAATTCTATATTACAAACAACATTAACAGTGGTAGGGTTAGACAGCGGAGCTAGATTAACAATACCTGTCACAATAACACAAACTACTTTATAAAAATATTAAAAATGGGATTTAAAAGTTTAGATGCTCAAGATTTTGTTGTAAGTGCTGATTCAGTACAATCGACAGCATGGTCAACAGATGTGCCAACTCTAACACAGTTTTTTACATCATCAGTTCAAGCTGGTGGCAGTTCAGGAAATTATTATTTAAGTGTATATCAATCAGATCCAGAAACAGATTCTAATGCTGCTGTACAATTTGACATAGCTTATGGACATTGTTTAGGATATGGAAGTACATATTATAATCAATTATATCCAAATTTATCACCATCCTCAACAATTTATGGTCAATATAGAACTATGATTTTAGAAGATGAAAATTCTAAATTTATATATGGAGGAGGTAATAATTCACACACCCTGGATGATTTTTATGTTTTATCAATTGAAAGATCAAGATATAAAGAAAAACTATTTCCATCTACTTTTAATTTAAGGTTAAATGGACCCTTAGGTACAATTCAATTAACAAATGATTCAAGATCTACTCAAACTTCAACTTTTATAGGATCAACAAGAGTATACCAAGTTATATCAGGTTCAAATGGAACACCTTATAACTCTTCTGGTTATGTACCAGGTTCTGGCTCATTTGGTTTATTCTTTCCTGAAATTGGAACTATTTTACTTAACCCAGATGCTTTAAGTGCTGCTACTAGTTACTTTACTAATAGAAATTATCCTATATCTAATCAACTCAATACTGATAATATGTTTGAAAGTATTGAAGATGGAGCTTTATTCACATTAAATGCTGAAGAAACTATAACATCAGATTATGTTTTTATTAGAGCGAGAAACTCAGAGTTTAATTATTCAACAAATCCATCATTTATATCAGGATCAACTGGAGAGTTAGTATACTCAGAATTTATAAACAATCCTCAAGTATATTTAACAACAGTTGGAATGTATAATGATGCAAATGAATTAGTAGCAGTAGCCAAACTTTCAAAACCATTATTAAAAGATTTTACTAAGGAAGCTTTAGTAAGAGTTAAATTAGATTTTTAGGATGAATGAGTGCTTTCAAGTCATTAACCACATCAGACATTGTTGTAACTCCATTACAAGTAAATAAAACTTTTACTTTTAAAGGGAGAAATGAACTTATTGACCCTAATGTTGGAATAGATAGATTTAAAGGTAAAAATACCCCATACATATCAGGTTCTGATCTAACAGGGTATATTAAAAAGTATTCTAAGCCTTTAATATACGAATCAGCAAAACAATTATATTATTCAAATTATTTAAGAGGAGTAAATGGTTCACCTGCTTTCACATCATCAATTGGTATAGATGGTGTTAGAAGAGGACAAGGGGGTGATGGAACCCAACCTGCTTATGTTAACTATTTAGATAATACTTTAGAAGCTGATAGAGAATTTCCAACAGGATCTGGTGGTTATATAGGAGTTATTTCTATACCATCAAATTTATATGGTGAAAGAATTAGACCTGGAACTTTTTCTTTTGAAACTACAGGTTCAACAAAAAATAAAATAACAGATGATGGTGAAGGAAGATTATTTAATAATGGAATTAAAGTAGGTGAAATAATATATCAACATGGTTTAGTAATATTAACAACTTATGGAGGTTCAATAGTTTCAAGTAGTTATGATGATTATGATACAGCTATATATGGAACAGCTCTTTATTCTCAAAATGATGAAGAAGAATTAGATGAATTTTTATCTTGTAGTATTGTTACTTGTTCATTTCAAAGTACTACTACAGTATATGAATCACAATATAAATGTACTTTTAACCCTAATGAATATAATTATACACAAAATCCATCAGCCATATCAAGCAGTTTAAATAGTGGTATATTATATGATTATTTAACCGGTTCTTATTTTCAACCTTATGTAACCACAGTTGGATTATATAATAATGCAAACCAATTAGTAGCTGTAGGGAAATTATCACAACCTTTACAAAGTTCAAATACTACAGACACCACTATATTAGTTAACTTAGACTTATAATATTTATAAACATGGCAAAAAGATTAGATAAAATAGGAGTACAAACAGGAAAAATAATTTTTGCCCATGAGGTATCACAATCTATAGATGCTTTCACAGGGGTAGAGGCTTATGATATTAACCTTTCAGGATCTTTAAATACAACAGGGTCAACAAAAATAGTAGGAAATACTACAATAACTGGTTCTTTAAATACATTAGGTACTGTATCTTTTGATAATAAAGGGGGTTTAACACAAATTAAAAATGGTTATTTAAAAATAACAGCCCCAGATGATGGTGGTCCTCAATTAGGTATTCAATTAATAGATCAAAATGGTGACCCAAATAATGGTTTAGCAATAGAGTTTAAAACTACTGGGGATGATAACACAGCTTACATTCAATCCCTTAGTGATGATAAATTAAAAATAGGAACTGCAGGTAGGGATAGAATATTTATTTCATCTTCAACTTTAGGAAGTTTACAACAACATACAAGAGTTGGAGTTGCTACAAACAATCCTTTATACACATTAGATGTTAATGGAGATTTTAGAAGTGGAGACTTAGTAGCTGAAAATGGTTCTTTTAATAATATAACAGCTAGTGGTAATATTGAAGGGGGTGGTAACCTTGATATAGCTGAGAATATTACTTTAGGTGGTAATTTAAATGGTGATGTCACCACAACTTCAGGCTCATTAGCTTATCTACAAGTAAAAGATAAAGTAATAATAAACAATAAATCAGCACAATCTGGATCACAATCTTTAACAGTTCAAGGTTCTGCTGTATTATCTTTACCATCAGGCTCTAAAGGTCTTCAAGATTTTCAAATTATGGGAGCTCGCACAGCTGAATGGAATGTGACTCAAGAGTTAACATATTTTGATGATGGTTATATAAAATTAAAATCTTCTTTAAATAGTTTATCTTGTGAAATCCAACAGAATCCTATAAATCCATCAAGTCTTGTTAATATTGTTTATAATAATGAAGGTACTTATTCATATTTTGATAAACAAGTATCTGATGGAACATTTGATCTTGACACTAATTTTTTAGATGATGAAACAGGTATAATTACTATTAAGGCCCCAAAAGACCCAGATTATCCTTTTTATAGAATAACAGTTGTAAGGGCTAATATATCATCATATGCTAATAATAGAATATATGCTATAATAGAAAAACTTTTAAAACCCCAACCATTTTTACCTTAAAAATTAAAAACAATGCCAGAAGGAGATAATAATACAAATCAAAATAAAGCATCAGATGAGAGTCTAGATGGGGTTCAACAAGAGACAACCTCAACTGAGAAGGAAAATGATGGTGAAGTAGTAACTCAATCAACAGATAATTCAGCTAAAGCCAATTCTTCAAATAATGAAGAAGAAACTACTGAAGAAAAAGAAGCCGATAAAGAAAAAGAAAATGATAATAAATCCAGTTCAGGTTCAGGTTCAGGTTCTGGCTCCAATTCAAGTTCTGGTAATACTTCTACTTCAACTGGTGTTTTAGATTTATCTGATTTTTGGATAATACATGCTTTAAAAAAGACAAGAAATACACAAAATAATCAAACAATAACAGAAAAAATATCTCATGTTATACAAGGAAATGATAAAAATGACATTTTAAATGCTCTAACAGCTTATTATAATGAAGTACACTTAGGACAAACTCATATACAGTTTAAATTTTTAATTAGAAGTGCCTTCCCATTTTTAACAAATGGAACAACAATAACTTTCACAAACTCTAATAACTCAAACTCTGATGACTCAGATAATAATTTACCTGATGAAGAATTTCAAGATGATATAGTAGATGAAATAATTAACCCCGGATCAGGATCAGGATCAGGATCAGGTTTACCTGATGAAGAATTTCAAGATGATATAGTAGATGAAATAATTAACCCAGATGGTGACTCAGATGGTAAAACAGATGGGGATGATAAAACAGATGATAATACATCAGATCCAATATTAGATCCAGATGATGACTCAGGTGATAAAACAGATGGTAAAACTGAGGATGATGACACATCAACTGACCCAATATTAGACCCAGATGATGACTCAGGTGATAAAACAGATGATAATACATCAGATCCAGATGGTGACTCAGCTGATGAAGATGGGGGTGATAAAACAGATGATACTACAGATCCAGATGATACTACAGATCCAGATGGTGACTCAGCTGATGAAGATGGGGGTGATAAAACAGATGATACATCAACAGATCCAATAACAGATCCAGACAGTGACTCAGGTGATAAAACAGATGATAAAACAGATGATACATCAACAGATCCAATAACAGATCCAGACAGTGACTCAGGTGATAAAACAGATGATAAAACAGATGATGGTACGTCAGATCCAGATGGTGACTCAAATGATGGAGGTAATAAAACAGATGATGATGATGATGGTGATTTTATAGTAGACACACCACCAGATGACACTGCAGATGGTGACTCTAATGATGGAGGTAATAAAACAGATGGTGACTCTAATGATGGAGGTAATAAAACAGATGATGATGCAGGAGATGATACTACAAACAATAACTCCTTTGTTGTGAATATAATAGAAGATAGCAATAGAGAAAACAAATATACTATTGATGGAGTACAACAACCTACTTTAACTTTATTTAGAGGATCTACTTACACTTTTGATGTTTCAAGAATTAATAGAGACCATCCTTTCCAAATAGACTCAACAGCAGATTCTGGAAATAATATAAATGAAGCTGTCGCGGGACCAAATGATACTATTGTATTAACAATACCACAAAATTATTTCTACAATAAACTTTATTACTATTGTAGTAGACATGGAGCTATGGGTGGAACTATCCAGGTACAAACACCTTAAATATTAACCAAAACATTTATATGAATTGGACTTATCATGGAGATGAAATAACTGAATATTCTCAATTTCCAAAAAATACATTTGGATTTATATATAGAATAACACATATACCTTCTGGAAAATCTTATATAGGTAAAAAAGTACTTATACATAATCGTAAAGTAAAAGTAACTAAAAAAGATTTAGCAATGTATGAAGGTGTTAAAGGCAGAAAACCAACCCACAAACGTGTTAGCAAAGAATCAGATTGGAAAACATATTATGGTTCTAATAAACCTCTTTTAGAGCTAATAAAATCAGAACCTATAGAAAATTTTGAAAAGTGTATATTAAAAATAGCACCAAACAAAAAACTTCTTACTTATTATGAAACACAAACCCAATTTGTTTATCAAGTTTTAGAAAACCCAGATAAATATTTTAATGATAATATTTTAAGTAAGTTTTTTACAAAAGATTTGGAATCCCAATAAATTAATGTTATATTAAACACTGTGATAAATGAGCTATTAGTTAATTTAGTTGATACTGTTATAGGTAATGGTAAAAGAACAGCCAGAGGTAATAAATCTTATCACTGTCCATTCTGTAATCATCATAAACCAAAACTAGAAATTAACTTTACAGAAAATAAAAAAGGACATAATCCTTGGCATTGTTGGGTTTGTGGTAAAAAAGGTAAAACTATAAAAGGTTTATTTAAATTACTTAAAACACCATCAGGTAAATTTATAGAATTAGGTAAATTAGTTAAAACTGGTAGTGAAGTAAAAGAAGTTATAGTAGAAAATCATGTTGAATTACCTAAGGAATTTAAACTAATATTAAGCACCTCAGGTCTTACAGCTAGAAGAGCATATAACTATCTTAAAAACAGAAATATCTCAGATGATGATATGTTAAAATATAATTTAGGTTATTGTGATTTTGGTAGATATAAAAATATGATTATAATTCCTTCATATGATCAAAATGGTGAATTAAATTATTTCACAGGTCGTTCATTTGAAAAAGACCCATTTATAAAATATAGAAATCCAGAATGTTCAAGAGATATAATACCATTTGAATTATTTATAAATTGGGGTTCGCCCTTAGTACTATGTGAAGGTCCATTTGATGCTATGACAATAAAACGTAATGCTATACCTTTATTGGGTAAGAATATACAAAAAAATTTATTAAAAAGGATAGTGGAATCAACTGTTAAAAAGATTTATATAGCATTAGATACAGATGCTATAAAACAAGCACTTAAACATTGTGAATATTTATTAAATCAAGGTAAAGAAGTATATCTTGTAGAATTAGATGGAAAAGATCCAAATGAAATGGGATTCTCTCATTTTACAAAACTAATTCAAAACACTGAACCAATAGACGAATTTGAGCTAATGGAGAAGAAAATCTCATTAATATGAGTAAAAGAAATATTAAGAAGAAATACAATAGGATATTAGAAATATCTGAGGATGCAAAACAAATAACATTACCAGATTCTAGATATTATAGAAGAAATGGTAAATATTATCCTTCTATAACATATGTTTTATCATGTTATCCAAAAGGCAAATTTTTTCAAGATTGGCTTAAAAAAGTAGGATACTCAGCTGATTACATAGTTAAAAAAGCTGCTGAAGAAGGTACTCAAGTACATGAAATGTGTGAAGATTATCTAAATGGTAAAGAATTAAGTTTTTTATCTTCTAATGGCAATCCCCAATATGATCCAAATGTATGGCAAATGTTTTTAAGATTTGTTGATTTCTGGGAAGAATATAAACCAACACTATTAGAAGCTGAAGTACATTTATTTTCAGATAAACTCAAAGTAGCAGGTACATGTGATTTAGTATGCGAAATAGACGATGAACTATGGATTATAGATTTTAAAACATCAAACCACTTACAAACGACTTATGATTTGCAGACCGCTGTTTACGCTCAATGTTATGAAGAGTGTTTTGGAAAAAAGATAGACAGACTAGGAGTTCTATGGTTAAAATCATCCAAACGTGGACCTAAAGAAGGTAAACTTCAAGGTAAAGGTTGGGAAATGTATGAATCAAAACGTACACAAGACGAA